ACCCCCCCCACCCCCCCCACACCCGCGGCGGCCCCCAAATAGTACCATTATAATATAATATTTTTGTATTGTATTATGAAGCATCAAAGCGACGGGACGACGCAATAAAATGTATGGGTAATTGAATTGCGTTAGAAAGCAACATAAATATTCGCACCACATTAAATATGGAAGAAGTTCCTATAATAATACACCATACTGGCGGAAATCAAGAATATTTCCAAAGTTGTGTGCGTGTCAATTCGCAAAAAAACAAGGTGTACTTAATCGGGGATGATGTGAATAAAGACACTTTTAAAGATAATAAGAATGTAGAACATGTGCATATAAATGAACTGGATAGTAATGAAATCTCCGAATTTAAACAGCATTTTATAAATTATGGCAGCAATAGTCATATATTTGAGTTAAATTGTTTTCTTCGTGTGTTTTATTTGAAACAATTAATTATGTTGAAAAAATTAACAAGGGTGTTTTATGTGGACAGCGACTGCGTAGTATTAGACAACATAAGTGAAATACTACATAAATGTCCAAACATAAAGATTGGTTATTCCCTACAAACGTTTACACAAGAAAGTAATCCTTTTCATATGGTAGGATGTATTCATAACTCTGTAATTAACCTGGATTTTTGTAATAAATATGTCGAGTTGTGTTTTAATATTTATAAAACAAAAACAAAATTCCATTTGATTGAGCCCAAGGTTAATCATCATAAAAATGGTGGAATAGGCGTATCTGATATGACCATTGGTTATTTGTGTTATGCGCATAATATATTCAGCGATCCTATAACAGACTTGAATAACATCATAACCATAGATGGTGAGGAATGCACATTTGATCACAATGTATATGAACGCTATGGATATTTGGGTGAAAATACATATCAAGTTGCATGGAATACAGATATAAGCATATGGTGTGAAGTAAAAACCATACACAAAATAAATGATAAATATTATGCCACTACAAAGGACAATAAACGTATCCGTTTGTTATCAATACATTTCCAAGGAGGCGCAAAGGATGGGTTAGCGCGGTTTGAAAATATAAGATGGCTATAGGCCTTTGGAAATTTATAATTGGTGAAAATTTGTAAAATATAATAAAAAAGATAAATTTTTTTATTATATATCTTTGCGCATTACGCTCACATGAAAATAGTCAATATCTCACTCATGTTAAATGATTTGATTTGTTCTTGAATAATTCCTTCTTGGCTGCGATAATATTTTCGATAGTTACCAACATCCTGTATTGCTCTGTATAAAAATCACCACTATACACACCTCCTCCATCAACCAAATTCTGGTTGGTATGCATTGCATAGACGATTAAGTCCTCCGTCTCAAATAATACCTCAACAGATCCCTTTTTCTGGTCATTCTTGACTGCTACAAAATAGATTCCAAAAGAGTTGGCGGTTTTCGTTTTTAAATATTCAGTAAATGCGTTGAAATAATTCAACAAAGTGCCATTGGTTACTTGAGTTTCATAATCATTCACACCCATAATCGGGTGCACATACAAGTAGAATTTTTGGTGAGGAAGTGAAAGTATTTTTTTGAAACGCTGAATACAACGTTGAAAATATTGATAGTCTTTTGATGTTCGAATGTCATGATGCGTCATGGCCAATTTCATGCCATATGTTCCAATTTTATTTTCCACTTTAGATTCCACCATATATTCATCTTCATAATACTTGTTGTATAAAATATTCTCATAGCAAACATGCGTTTTAACATCATCGCATAAATTAAATGTTTCCGTTCTCATATCTAGATAATTTTCCATACGCAAGTATTCTTCAAAATCAGTTTCAATGCAATGGACTAATACATCCAACTTGGATACAACCCAATCAAATGGATATGTCTCGAACTTTTGTCTCATTTCTTTGATGAGAGACGTGGATGTGCATCGATGTCCAACTGAAAATATAATTGTCTTGTCTGCATATCTCTCAACGCTTAATCCATCGTGTAAGTCGTCAGTCATATTTATAACAACATTAGTAAAAATATTATCACATTTTAACTAATAACTAATAACTAATAACTAATAACTAATAACTAAAATATATCCTCTTTTTGAAAATTATAGCATTTTCTTTACCAACCAGTATCCCACTAAAGCACCTAATATTTCCGCTATGTTATATAGAATAAACTCAACATAACTAATTTGGTTAATAACAACATATACAAAAGCAATTGCCGGATTGAATGCACTACCTGATATACTATTACGTAATAACACCGCAAGTACTAATGCAATACCACCAACAAGATACTTACGAGGCGCAAACACAATAAATGAAATCAATAATGTGCCCAAAAACTCAACTATATACTTGTTCATCTATAATTACTTTATAAAAAATGATTTACCAGGATTGTAGTTGTTTTGTTTTATTTTGTTTTACCAATTTGTTTTGTTTTACCACTTTGTTTTCTTAACACTTATTTTGGGTCCAGCGCCCTTTTTCTTACTATTACCAGGGTCATACTTTTCTTCTTCTTCATCGGAATTCATATCCTTGGAAAGTTCCCAGAATTCCTTGGATCCCAACTTGAAATCATTATGAGAATCGGCTTTATACCAAAAGACCTGGTCTTGCAACTTATTCGATTTTGCATTATTGTTGATTACTAAACACTCATAATTTTCAGTGCATTGATCCATCACCTGACAAAAGGATTCAAAGGTTGGGAACATACCTGCATAATTTTCAAAAATACGCTTACGATTTGCAATATAAGGTTCACGCAAAATAAACACATAATCTATATTTGTTCGAAGTGCCGGAGGAATGCCTAAAGGATATTGCATAGTGATAATTAACATGATTTTCCAGTGACGCCCATTCATAAATAATAAACGCATCATTTTATCTCGTGACCATGTATTGTCATATAAGCAGTCATCCAATATAACAAATGCGCGTGGGTCAATCGTGCTACGCTTAAAGGTTTCCATTTCCTTTTTGATTTGTTTTAGAACAGAGCGCTGACGCTTTAAAATATTTTCTACTATAGCAGTATTGTACTCATTATGAATAAATAGTTTAGGAACCATTTTACTATAAAATCCGTTGCCTTCTTCTGTGCCCGAAATAACTGTGCCAATAGGGATATCTTGATGATAATATAGCAGATCACGAACTAAAAAACTTTTACCAGTATCACGTCGTCCAATTAGCACGACAACCGGACCCTTACTTTCATTGGGTTTAAAACTGATGCTTTTCATATCAAATCTTTTTAATTCTAATGTCATTTTGTTATATACACCTTTGAAGATTTAAGTTCGCACAAAAATACGAATTAAATTATTCAAAGTTTAGGTCTTTTCATACCTTGTGTATATTTTGTTTATAGCAATTCGTTAAAACTGCTTGATTACTTGTTCTACATAGATAACTCGGTCTTTCCAATTTATATATTGCTTGGTATGCTATCTTATAGATGTTAGACGAACCATTGCGGTCTCTGTTCCACGACCCACAACCGCTCTTACAGCGTAGTAGTCCGTGAACCAACCTCATATCATCTTTATTTGATCTTGGATTTTCCCTTATCATAAACTTCTCACATACTCCTCCATCGCATTTGGAGCATTTACAACTGCTTCTAAACTCATCTACTAAATACACTTTGTATTTGTTTTTACGAAGCAAACTTCTCATTCCTATTCCTAATGTTGGTTCTTTGTATTTCATTTGTTTTCGTTGTTCCCAATCACCTATGCAAATAACTACATTTTCAGGATTACCATACATCTTCTTAAAATCGCTCATCATCTTTTGTTCGTTACGTTTGATATTGATATGTCTTCCAAACTTCAACTTACGAAACAATTGTTTTGCATAAAAATCAAATAATAAATGATTTATTCGGTTCTTTTCGGTTATATATACCTTGAACTTATCCATACAAAGTGTTTTACGATTATACAAAGACAACTCTGTTTCATAATCAATAACACTTTTTCCTTGTATTTTATTGGTTTTCATTCCCAATATGATATTGTTGTATTTTTTCATCTTGGTTTCCTTTCTTCGCTGGTTTTGTGAATACCGAAATACATTCGCATCTTTGGAAGCGCCATCAACGCAATAAATCAAATCTTCTTTACCAGGGTCAATCCCAATAATCTTCTTATTTTGTAAAGCAGAATAATCATTCAGTTCATCAATATACAATTCTTTTGATATACCTTTCCTTGCACTTGGTAATCGCTTTCCAACCAAATCATCGCGAATAAATAATATGGAAACTCCTACTCCATCCGTAGAAATCATATGATGGAATGAAAAATCAGTCTTACGAAATACCTTCTTTTCTGTGTGAAAGAAAAACTTCCATATTTTATCTTCGTATTTCTTTGTATTGCCTTGATTGCAGTAATCACCTTTTTTACCTTGTTCTTTTCGTAAAAGCAAATACACTAATGTAATTGTATCTAACCGAATATAACCAGGAGCAATACTGCTTCGCAAAGGAAAAACATTACTGATAGTTTCCAACTCATTTTCAACGCGTTTCATCATCGCAATCATACAAGGAAAATAATCCATTGGTTTACATTTCAAATCATAATAGATGCTTTGTTTTTGGAACTTTTCTTTGTTGGGAAGTATATGCTTCTTTTGTTCAGTAATCCATTTATGGTAATAGGATTGTGATGTATAAGAAACATTGTTATCCACATTCAATAAATCATTCTTTATCTTTCGCAGTTCTTTTTCCAATAATCTAATTCGTGCATCCCTTTCCTTTTTGGTAGGAAATATTTTCCGTATCTTCTCAACCAGCATCTTCTTTTTCCAGACAACATTTACAAAGCGTTCCACATAATCTACATAATGTAGTTGGATGTTATTTTCATACATCGTCATAATGTCTTCACATAAGTAGGAAAGCACATTACTCATATATTCATAATCTAATTGTTCTGGTTGCGTATGTGGTTTATAGTGTTCTGTATAGAAGGAAGTAAGGTTCTCTATGAGTTCTAATGTTTCTTTTTTGGGTGGTTTTCCTTGATTAGTATGTTTTTCTCCACAAACAACTTTCATTACATTCAAAATCAATATCTTATCAATGTCTGGTAATATATGAGTATTTGTTTCGTAATGATGAAGCATATACAATTTTAGAAATTGTAAAGTATGAATAACGATTTTGTGTGCCTTGATGACTACATCGTTAATTTTCTGTGTGTTGATTTCAGGGTGTTTCAGTATGCTTTTCAGCGAAGTTTTGGTGGATTTGAAAAACTCGGGTGGTTTCTCTTTTGCTTTTTCCATCCTATATATTAGAC